CAGCAGGCCCGCCTTGCGCTGCGGGTCCAGATCGGCGTTCTCGTTGATCCCGCGCTCGACCACGCTCAGCGCCTTGTTGTCGGTCTTGGCCGCATTCACCGCAGTGAAGGCCCGTGTGTAGGCCGTGCCCTCAATCCATCCCTGCTTGGACTTGGCGATCTGGTCGGGCTGCAGGCCGGCGAACGGGCCCAACTGGTCGACCGTGTCCAGCCAGATCTGCCGCGCCTTGTCTGGTTCGGTGACGGCCAGGCGCTGCGTGTACTCCTGAACCTGGGTGATCGCGGACAGCGTGTCGTGCTGGTCGCGCTTTCGCACGATGTCGCCGACCTTGCTCGACAGCCGGCCGGCCAGGCCTTGTACATCCTGGGAAACCGTCGCCCGATGTGATTCTGGAACGCCCTCGATGTTGTCGGCCAGGATTTTGGCGGCGCGCTCCTGCCAGGCCTTGGGCGCGTCGGTCTTCTGCAGCCGGCCTTCGACCACCTCCTGATCGATGCGCGACAGCTCGTCATTCAGGCCATCGCGCATGGCGTACAGCTTCGCCTGGGCCTGACCGGCATCGGCGCGGTCTCGAACGATCTGCGCCTCGCGGGCGGCCTGACGGGCCTCCTGATCTTGCACGCGCTGCAGGTGCTCACCCTCAGCCTGGCGTTGGACGCCGGCACGGTTCAAGCCTTCGGCAATCGCGTTCACCCCGGGCGAGACGTCCACCACCCCGGTGCGAGCCGGTTGGACAACATCCCGGCCAAAGTCTGCGCCTGCTGAGATTCGCCCCATGGGTTACTCCCCAGCCATCGGGATGTAGCCGCCGCCACCTCCCAATGGAACGTTGCCAATGGCAGAGCTCTGCGTCCGCTTCCACTTGTCAGCCGCGGTCGACAACCCGCTGAGCGCGCCAAGTGCACCATTGAGCATTGCCCCCCTGCCCTGCGCCTCGAAGGCCCTGGCGCGGCTCTGGCCGTTCAGGATCGCAACCCCGGCATCCTGCTCAACGTTCTGCACGATCTGCCGCTCGGCCTGCAGCACCGAGCCGCTGTTGAGTGAGACGCCGGCGCCGACAGCGTCAGACCGCGAGCGGCTGACCTCGGTCTTGCCGGCCGTACGGATCCTGCCGGCACGCATCTGGCCCTCAGCCGTGGCCGCCACCGCGTCAGCTCGAGCAGCGCGCGACTGCACCACCCCGGAGGCCAAGCTCGACAGCGCACCAAGGCCTGATGCGCCGGCCTGCATCAAGCTGCCGGCGGCTGCCTGAGCCCCAGCGCTTGCACCGGATGCCATGCCGGCATTGAGGATCGAAAGCGAAACGCACATTGTCAGAACTCCATCACCAGGCCGGACCGGTGCCAGCCCAGCCGGTGCAGCAGGGCTTCGGTCTTGTCCACATTCACTCCGGTCATCACGCCGATCTGGATCAGCGCTGCTCCGTGGCCCTTCGCCCAGGCCGTGTAGGCACTGATCAGTCGAACGGCCGACATGCCGCCGCGGTACTCAGGGTCGATGAACAGCGCCAGATCGCAGGCCACCAGGTCGGGGCTGAACCAGTGCGGCGAGACCATGGCCACCATCCCGCCGATCACCACGCCGTCGTGTTCCGACACGCGCGCGAACCCGGCCGGGCTGGCAATGGTGCTGGCGATGGTCGCGGCCAACTTCTCGGCGTCGAAGGTCAACCGGCAGAAGACTGGGCTCTCGCCGTGCATGACGCGGCCGAGCTCGACCATGCGCGGGATGTCGGCAGAGGTGGCGGGCCTGATCACGTCGATCAACCCGGGTTCGCTGTCACGCGGCGCACCACAGCCAGCACCGTCCACGGGTAGCTCTGCGGCTGGCTGATCTCCACCTCGCCGGCTTCGACCGACCAGCCGAAGTCGCTGACATCCTTCCAGCCGCTGTAGGCTGAGACCGGCGCATCAAGCACATCCTCACCAAACTCGCGGAATGCCAGCGCCTGGCCGTTGACGTTGCATCCGACCGTGTCCTTGAACAACACCAGGGTCTTGCCGTTCATCACCCGCTTGCCGGCCGCGGCACCCATCCCGGTACCAAACTCCGGCGGCAGCAACCGGATGAGCGGGGTAAAGCGGGCGCCAACGGCTACGCTGGCGGCCGAGCGCGGCAGCGTGATCTCACCACCAGCGGTGACAGTGAAGTCGCCGAGGTCCACGCCGTCGGCAACCGCCGACACTGTGACGCCGGCGAGGTGCCCAAGACCGCTCACTGTTGCGCTGGCCGGTGTCTTCGTCACCCGGCAGTCTTGGTAGGCATCCCAATTCATGCGCTCGACGTAGCGCTTGGTGGCGCCGTTGACGGTGCGTCGCACGATCATGTAGGTCTTGTCCTCGCCGCCCTCTGGAATCGTGGCCATAGACTCCACAACACCATCGGCCGCCGGCGTGCACAGCGTGAACGCACGAACCGCCTGCTCGCGGGAGACCGTCACGGCCAGGTACGCGCCGTCCGACTTCTGCACCCACTGCACGCGCTCAGGGCTCTGTTGGTAGCTGATGTTCTCGACGCCACCGGATACCAGGTGCTCGCTGAAGGTGCTTGCCTCGCCGCTGCGGTAGCCGCCGACATCGATCGCATACCCTAGAGTGCGCAGGGCCGACAGCCCGCGCTGGGCGTAGTACAGATCGTCATCGATCTGCTCGGGCCGAACCTTGGCGCTGCCGACCTTGGCTTGTGGTGTGGCACGCACGTTGGTGGGAGTGATCGGCTTCTCGATGCCGCCACTCAGAACCCACTCGCCGCCATAGGTCAGCACCACCAGGTCGCGGTTGCTGGAGAGGAACTGCACCGGGTTCACTTCATCGCTGCTGAGCTCGAAGCTGTAGCTGTCGTCGTCAAGCGTTCCCTTGGTGAAGTCGTTGTAGAGCCCAGCGCGACTGCCCCAGATGGTTTGCGGGAACCGAGCGGAGCCGCCGGCCACCAAGCGCTGCTGATGCAGAGTGACCGATGCCGGGTAGCCGTCCTGCGCGTTCCAGACTGCCGTCTCCAGCGTCCAGGCATCAGCCTCTGATGCGGTGGTGCTCGACAGAACAGATTCAATGCGCGCGCTGACCGCCAGGGTGGACGTGTACCCGGTGACCTTCAGCAACCCACCATTCAGCGTGACATACCGCCCAACGTCATCCGACCGCCAGCCAGCTGCAGCAAGGGTGAGCGTGGTCGACTTGCCGACCGGCTCCTTGTCGGTTGGCGTGCACGTGGTCTGCGGCGACCCGGTCAACACCCACTCGCTGGCGGTCAGCGTCACGCTGCCGAACGTGCTGGTGACGGTCACATCCACCACCGTCGTGCTCGTGTAGCCGGTGATCGTGGCCTCTCCGCCGTTGTGCTGGATGGTGCGGCCAACATCGGACGCCAGGAACGCAACCGCAGCCGCTGTGGCCGTCGTGCTGCCGCTGGTCGCGCCAAGCGTGATGGCCGTCGCTTGCCGTCTGCCGATCGCATCAAACGGCGCCGGATCCAGCGGCGCCGCCTCGAGCACCCAGCGCGTCTCACCAAAGCGGCGCAGCCGGTAAATCGGCAACGTCCCAAGCGCCAGGAACATCGTGTTCGCGCCCTGCGTGAAGTCGACGTTGAAGATGTCGCTCGTCGTGTAGGGCGTGGCAATCTCGTAGATCGCACCCAGCAGCGCGCCATCCTTCCAGAAGCGGGCATAGCCGTCGCCCATCTCGATCACGTAGGCGTTGTCCTGATCGCGCACGAAAGGCACCAGGCGGGTGAGCTTGCTGCTGTCTTTCACTTCGCCCAGGTAGTCGGTGCCAGGACGGCCGCGCACGCCGCCGTGCTGCATCACCACCACGTCGCGGGCCTGCTTCAGGCTGTCAGCGTACTTGGCCAGGTCGGGCCGCCCGTACAGCAGCGGTGAAATCTCACCGCCGCTGAAGTTGGTCGATAGCGTGTCGGTACGCATCTGAACCTCAGTACCGAACGTCCGTGAAAGGGCTGTCGCCCCATTCCTCGGGCTCGTTGTCTTGCCCAGCGATGCTCTTGGCCTCGCGCAGCATCTTGTCGGCCTCTTGCCGCTTGAGCTGGGCCAGGCTGGCGCTCTGCGTGATCGGGTAGGCCAGGCGCGCGCACATCTCGGCGCTGGCCAGATCGCACAGCAGCGAATCCCAGAGCGCCGGATCTTCGTTGCGCCACACGTACACCAGCGGCAGGGTGGCGCTGTCGGTCATGATCTTGCGGCCGATGAGCTCGTGTGCGATGCGCTCGCCGCGCTGGCCGATCTGCAGGGTCCGCATCCAGTCGCCGGGCAACGTGTACTGATAACCCCAGTCAAAGGGCGGCTTTGCAGCATCGGCTGCCAGGATCACCTGCTTTCGAGCGCAAGGCCATGCATGCTTGCGCAGCAGGTAGTCGCGCACCTGCGGCCAGAGGTTTCCGCACAGACGTGCCCGCTTGCCTTCGCTCAGCGAGAACGACGCGATCGGGTCATCGCCGAGCTGCTGCATGGCATTGCTGCACAAACCGATGGCGCTGCTGCTCATGTCGTCCTCGTCCAGAAACAGAAAGAGGGAGCCCTCTCGGGCCCCCTCCGTTGTGCCGGTGCTACCCGTTCACCGGCAGGCGCTGCCGATCAGGCGGCGACGTAGAGCACCGTCACGCGGATGTCCGCGTCGTCGGTCGGATTGGCGCCGGCCAAGGTGAAGTACGGTTCGGACGGGACGGTGGTCACCGATTCGGCGCCCGCCGCCACGCCGGAACCGGTGGCCACAAAGGCATTCACCGCGCCCGAAACGTCCAGCGCGCTGACGATCAGGGCAGCAGTGATGACCGCGCCAGTCCCGTCCGGCGTCCATGCGCGGATGCCGACGTTCATGGTCACGCTGGCGCCGAGCGCTGCGTTGTTCACGTAGGCGCCCAGAAAACGCGCCCCAGGCGGGATCATGTCGCGGTTGCCGCAGGTGTCGTTCTGCGCCCATGCCACGACGTCCGGGCCGGTGATGATGGACGCGCGAACTTTGCCCGAAGATGCGGCGCGCAATTTGCCGCCGGTGGTAGCGAGGCGCGTGGCCTCGCGGGAGCTGATGTCGGCCATGCCGAGAACGCCGCCCGTTCGGGCCATGAGCCCGAACAGAAGGTCGTTGACGCGCTCGCCGACAGCTCGGGCGACGCCCGGCATCAGCAGGATTGCCGCAAACGCAAACAGCGCCACGGCCAGGAGGATGGAAGTCTTCATGTCAATGCTCCGAGAGTTGTTCGGTTGCTGGGTGTCGTCGGCGGGTTACTGGTACGCAACCTCGACTACGCCCTTCTCGTCCTGCCGACCGGCCGCCATCGAGCAGTTGATGGTGGTCTGCCACAGGTTCTTCTTGTCCGGCCGGCGGTCGACGCGGCCCTCGACGTAGCCGTCACCCAGGTGGATCGACGACTTGGCCCAGGCCACCGTGTAGTAGGTGGACGAACTCACCGGGTCGATGCCCTCGAACGGGATCCAGGTGAAGCCCAGCCAGTTGCCCACCACGTCGCCTTCTTGCAGGAACTTGTTGGCCAGGAAGTCGGCGCTGGTCAGCGTGGTGTCGGACATGATGTCCTCGACCATGTCGGCGGTGTAGAGCATGAACAGCTCTTCGCCGTTGTGCTTGTCCTTCTCGTTCGCACGGAACAGCTTGCGGGTCTGGATGATCTTGGCCTTGGTCATGCCAGTGCCGCCGTGGACGATCTTCTGGCCGGCAGGCAGGGCCACGGACGAACCGTCCTTCAGCAGTTGGCTGTCGCGGCAGGCGCGATAGATCAGGTTGTCGATCTTGCGGTTGCGCTTGCCCACCAGGGTGTTGGCGTAGTGGCCACCGGTCACCGGGTTGACCAGCATCTTCGGGATGTCGGCGCGGTCCAGCGGCAGGGCGTCGAAGAAGTCCTTCATCGTCACCACGCGCGCCGTGTGCGTGATGTCGCTGAACACCGTGTCGCCGTGGCGCACGTTGTCGGCCGGCAGGTCGCCGGTCGGGTCGATGTTGTTGATCGTGAACGACTCGCCGGTGATGGTCCCGCGGTCGGTGACGGCCATGCGCAGACGGCTGTCCATCTGGGCGGCGAGCATGCGCAGCGAGGTGTCGAACTGCTGCACAAAGTTTTGAGTGATCGTGTCGGACATGGTCCTATTCCTTCAGTCGAATTCGGGTGGTTCGGCTTTCGGGTGATCCGCTCATGCGGGCCGCTGGTGCTACGTGCTGCGCGTCCTGCCTTGTCGGGCGCCGCTGCGGGCTATGCAGGTGATCCGCGCGCCAATGCGGGCCTGATGGGGAGGGAGTGTTTTGCCAGGCGGCGTTACGAATCCGTAACGGGATGCCAGAAACGACAAAGCCACCCGAAGGTGGCTCTGTTGGCTTGAGCGGCCAGGCTTCGATCAGATCGGCGCCGTGCCCGCCACCCTGGTGTAGTGCGCCCGCACAGCGGCGCTGACACGCGCATGGTCGACATGCTTCGGGTTGCGGTAGGCCTCGCTGGAAACCATCTGCTCGACGGTCTGCTGTGCCTGGCCGCCACCGCCATCGTTGGGCGGTCGGTCTTCGCGCAGCTGGGCGCCGTAGTGGGCCATTGCACGCAAGAACGCCGGGTTCGTGCCCAGCTCGCGGGTGGCCTCGGCCAAGTCCTTGGGCAGAGCGCGCAGCGCACGGCTGGCGTTGTCGAGGCCCAGATCCATGTCGGCCGGCTGCGTCCACACCTTCTGCAGCTCGGCGCGGGCCTGGGCCGCTGTCATGGCCGCGGCGCCTTCCATCAGGTCGGGCGCGGCCTTGAGGTAGCTGGCCATCATCCACTTGAACTGCTCGCCGGTGATGTTCTTGGTCAAGGCCTCTTCCTTGAACGCCGACACCCGGTCATCCTTCAGCGCGAAGTCCTTCAGGTCTTCTGGCATCTCGAATGCGTACTCGGCGGCCGACTTGGGAGGCAGGTCGCCGGCGCCCAGGCGCTTCTCGAGGTGCTCGCGATGCTCCAACGCCTTGGCCAGCGTGGCCGCCGCATCCAGCGCGTCGCCTTCGCCCTTGACGTGGAACTTCTCGGGCACCTTGCCGAGCAGCGCGGCGAAGGGGTCGGCGGCCTGCTCGCCGGGCTTGGCACCGTCAGCGGCCGGCGCCGTGGGGTCGCCGTGGATCAAGCTCTCCGGCGCCGCCGGTGCCGGCGCGGCGGCTGGTGCTGCAGCAGGTGCTGCTGCCGGCGCTGCCGCAGCTGGGGCGGAAGTGGTATCGGCAGGCGCTTCGATGGTTGCGGCTTCGCTCATACTGGGCTGTCCTCGTCAGGTTCCATGTTGATCGGGCGATCACCCTTGGCGCGGGCGATGCGGTTCAGGATGTGGGCGACGACGGTGCTCTTGGCCGTGCTGCTGTAAGTCTGCAGCACGGCATCGATACCGCCAGTCGTCACCACCTTTGGCGTGCCGAACCTGGTGTGCAGATCGTCAAGGATGGCCGCGCCTCGCGCGTCGGCCTCAAAGATGTCCAGGTACAGGCTGTCAAGCTCGGCTTGCGTGCGTTGGGTCATGTGCACCTATGGGGGATGGGAAGTCAGGCCGGCTCGTAGGTGGCCACGAAGATGTCAGGCTTGCACGGGTACAACTCACCCTTCACGCCACGGATGATCCAGTCGCCCGGGGTCACGATGTGCCGCCCTTCCAGCGTGCCAACGGCCCCCATTGCGCGGCGGTCCCACATCTCGCCGTTGTGGCCGGGGAAGCTGGTGTTGCCGGGCGCCAGTGCTTGAGCATCCGCAAAACTCAGCGGCTGCACTTCGGGGTGGTCGCCGTCCTTGAACCACTGCACGGCTTCAATCACAACGGGCCTCTTGCGGAATTGGGGCATGGGTGTCACCTCGGGGATGGGGTCAGGCCCGCTCGAAGGACAGCCGGCCCGTCAGGGCGCGATACCAGCGCGGAAGGCGGCTCACGGACACGTCCGGCGCCAGCCAGGGGCGGAACCAGAAGCCGGTGCAGCTGTAGCCTTCGGCTGTCTTGCGGGGCGTGAACAACCCGACCTGGCTGCCGGCCCAGCCGGGGATCAACCCGGGCAGCAGGAACACCGCGGTGTAGCGCACCTGCAGGCGCAGCAGCGCGCCCTTGCACTGGCCGCTCATCACGTCGCGCTGGATGCTGAACAGTTTCATCTGGTGGCCTTCAGGTGTTGGGCCGGCGGGTGCACCGGCAGGGGATGGGATCAAGCCGCCTTGCGCAGCGACGGGGCGTAGGCCCGAATGCGGATAGGTACGCCGGCCTGGCTCACGCTCACGAAGATATGCAGCGCGTATCCTTTTGCATGCGTCGGAGGCTCTATGCCGGCGCTAGCTGCGGTGGTGGTAACGCGGGGCGCCGTCATCAGCTGATCAAACTTTTGCGTCAGCAAAGCCTGCGTGCTGGGGACCGCGTAGGACCCGGCATCGGCATATACGCCGCCA